ATCGTTGTCCACTCATAATGTTCTCTCCTATGCAAAAAGAATAGACGAAATTTGTCTAGGAGAGTAGTGGCAGTCCAAAGTTAGACTGAATGTGTCCAACTTTCGGGGTGCAGTTCACGAAGGCGGTTTTGTTCATTATCGATTCCGTCTTGCTGTCGTATTCTCAGTCAAAGACCGACTAATGGTTGAGTTTGGATTTGCGATTTGATCACTTACAAGCTTAGGTACCGTTCTTGGAAGCTGCTTATCCAGTTCATCTTTAACAATGATCCGGACTGTTTGCTCATCCAGTTGTTCGGCTTCAACTGTCGCCCCACTCACCTGATTAATCACTTCAATTTTGAAATTGATTGTCGGTGAAGCAGGCTCAATTGAAGGCATAATCTCAGCTTGAGGGCGTGAAGTACTTCCTAAAGTAAAGTCCTGAACATCATCCAGATTTGAACGATCCTGAACTAAACCATTGGATGAGAAGTAGACCTTGCCATCATGGAATAAGTCTGAATTTCCAGAAGAAGCTAATTTAGGTGTGTCTCTATTACCCTTATAGATAATCTGAGTATCTTGAACCGGTTGATTAAAGATGTCAGCCTGCTTTTGGCTTTCTATAAAGGCACTAGAGCTCATCATTGCACGGCGCATGACACTATCAGCAGAGGCATTGTTATTGAGGAAAGCTTCAGGGCTTGAACTCTTACGCATTTTCTCAACTAAACCAACACCACCCCATCTTTTAATGTCTTCTTGGGACCATACAATTTCGCCTTTGTGCACAGCTCCGGCAACTTCATATTTCCCACCACGACCTGTATAACCACCTTCAGCAAAACCTTGATCTTTGATTGCCCGGATGTTTGCAATGATGCTAGCGCCTTGAGCAACCGCCCCAGCAATCAATGGTAAATTAAGAGGAAAACCAGCTTTTGAAGCTGCTGCAATATTTTGCTGAATCGCAATACCAGCAGCTGCAATGGCATAAGCTTTATCAGCGGCGAACATGATCTTATATGCTTTAGATTGCTCTCCAAACATTGAACCAAACATCGATGTAAGTGAACCCATCATTTGGCCACCAAATGCAATTTGGGTGTTCAAACGATCTTGCTGATATTTATCTTCAATATCCTGAACATTCTTTGCATGTTCAGCAGCAATCTGATTACGTTGGTCCTGAGCAGCTTGAATGATAGCTGTTTTCTGATTTTCGTAATCCTGTTGTTTAATGAGTCCTGCTTCCATTTGAGCATCAAGACCATCTAAAGAGTTTTGTTCATTCAGATCAGTAGCAGCAAATTGACTATCTGCTAAATCATTTGCAGCATTTAAACGGCTAAACCGCTCCTGATCCTGTCTGAAGAACTCGCTGGTACCATTCATATCAGCCTGAATACCACCCCAGTTTTGAACAGCATTATTCACTTTATCGCGTGTCTCTTTATCCTGATTGGCTTTAGATAATGCGATTAGCTTTTGCCGCTCTTCTATAGAAAGCTTGGTATTCTTAAGAATTTCCTCCCGTTCTAGTCTGTAACGTTCCTGCATGGCTTGCGTTTCCGAAAGCAATGATAAACGTGCCTGAAATAAACGCTGTTCCTGAGCTAATTGCATTAACCCAAGTTCTTGCTTTAATTGTTGAGCTAATAGATCAACAGCCTCTTTACGCTGATCTTTAGTTAAATCTAGGTCATGCTCGGCCTCAAACTGACGCTTGGCATAGCTATCTTTTAATATTTGCTCTTCCGTCTTTGTGTAGTCTCGGAATGAATCAAGCTTAGTCTTTGTAGCTTGCTCAGCAATAGCAATATCATTATCTGCACGTGCTTGAAGTTCTGCTTTAATTTCGGCCTTGCGTTCTGGGTTAAAGTTAGCTTTATCAACATCCTCAAGTTTTTTGGCCAGATCATTCCTAATCTTTGTTACTTGATTAGCAACCTCATTCTCTAACTGAAGGCGAAGTTTTGCCTGCTCCTCAGCCATTTTAGTTGTATCTTGAATAAGCTTATCAAAGTCTTTTGATGAAATATCGCCAGCAGAATAGCCATTAATACCAGCCATATAACTTTGATAGTCTTTCCAGTATTGATTATTATTTTTACCAATACCTTTACCCTTCATTACATTGCCTTCACCTGCATGATATGCACGTACAGCCTTCTCTAAATCACCTTTAAAAAGTTTCAAAAGATAAGACATGTACTTAGCCGCACCTTCAGCAGACTGTGCTAAATCAGTGCGGTCTTTTACGCCATATTGCTTAGCAGTACCTTCGAGAAACTGAAATCCACCAGTGGCTCCGGTTTCTTTGTTATAGGCTTTTGCATTACCTCGAGATTCGATCATATGAATCGCGGATAATGTTCCTGATGGAAGTTTGTATTTAGACTCTAGATCTGCAAAGCCGAATTTTGAAGCATTCGCTAGGACTTTCGCATTTACACTTAGTACTTTTTGCTGATTTTTAAGCTCCTTGTTTTGCTCACGTATAGAATCAGTTCTAGCATCCGTGATGGCTTTGATTGATTCTTCTGCTTTCCAAGTATCCGTTAATGCTTTCATAGCCTCTCGGTCTGCTGCCTTAAGACCCTTAGCTAATGAATCTTTATAAAGCTTCAGTAAATCATTAGCCTGAGACTCAGAAAAACCTTTTTTCATTACTATCTCGACAAATTGCGTATCCCACAATTTATCTGCATACAATTTCTGTAAGGACTTTTGAGCCTCATCTGCAGCCTGTTTTGTATTCTTGATAGCATCAGCATGCTTCTGTTGCTCAATTGCTGCATTTTGGGCTTTATTACCCGTTAAGGTAACTTCAATACCAAACAATTTAATGGCTGTTTTGGTCTTATCAGCCTTTTCATAAGCTTCATTATATTTGTCGATTTGCTCCTTTAATGCATCTCTTAGGCTTGGGGGTAACTTCTGCTTAGCAAGTTGCTCCATAGCCTCCTTGTAGCTAATCGTGCCCAATCGAGCTTCATTAGAAATCCTTGTAAGTTCAACATTACCTTTACCGTAGTTTTGAATATCAATTAAAGCTGAACCAACAGCCATTTCTGTTTTTTTCAACTCCTCATTTTGAGCTTTAAAAGCCGTTGTTAAGTCATTAATAGCTTTGGTTTTTGCCTCACCTTTTAAGCCTTTTAATTCTTCAGCAGTACGGTTAGCCACTTCGGCTTGTTCAGCGAGAGTTCTATTCGCTTCTTCTGCCTTACCTTTAAAATAAGTGTAAGTTGCAGCCAGAGCGGATACACCTAAGGTAATTGCTCCAATTGGACCCCCGATAAGTCCTAATGCTCGGCTACCAATACTACCAACTAAAGAAGAAGCTGCTGAGAGGCGTGTTTGCGCAGCAGTTTGTGCATTTGTAGCAGCAGTTACTGCTGCCTGTGCTTGTGCGTATCGAGTTGCTGCCGCAGTTGCTCCAAATTTAGCTTGGGTTTCTGCATTTGTTGCTCGCACATTCGCGAGATGAGCTTTTGCTGCATTCAAAGCAGCGGTAGCTTCTGCATATTCTGCTTGAGCATTTAATACAGATGCTTGGCGGCTCGCTAAAGTTGAAGCCATTCCCTCTTTAATAGCAGCGCTCTTAATCAAAATTGCACGAGTTATATAACCAATACCAACGACCAAAGCCCCATCAGCAATTAAATCTAAATTACTTGCAAGAGTTTGAACTGATCCAGCTAATACCTGTGCCGCACCACTTCCCTTACCTGCTTCGCCAACAAATTTTGTGATCTCGTTGTTTAGGAGTGTGAGAGACTGCCCGATTGTGATATCTGTTTTAGCAAAAAGAGCATCAACATCAGATTCTACATTTCTAAGCGCTTTTACAATTTCTTGTGAAGTAATTTTTCCTTCAGCCGCAACTGAACGCAACTCTCCTACGGTGATCCCCATACCTTTAGCAATAGCCTTTGCTAGAGCTGGTGTTTGTTCCATAACTGAGTTGAGTTCTTCACCACGTAATGTACCGCTTGCCAAAGCCTGCCCGAATTGAACTAAAGCTGCATCAGCTGCTTCTGCACTTGCACCACTGATCGCAACTGCTTTTGATACTGTTTCAGTTAGCCGGGCCGTATCATCCATTGTGAGGTTTAAAGTTTTGGCATTATCACTAAAACGCTGGTAGACCTGTAAAACAGAATCCCATGCTGAATAGGTTTTTTGTGCGATCTGGAATGTATCTTCAGTCGCTTTATTCAATTCAGCCTGATTATTAGTAACGAGCTTTAGACGGTTCTGAAGGCCTGTATAAGTGTCCATTTTAGATATAGCTGCACCCACCGTTACTAGGCCAGCCATGTGTCCTGCTAAAGCTCTAGTAGCTACAGATAAGCTGTCCATAGACTTAGATGCAAACTCACCTTTACGTTCAATGCTAACAAGTTCATTGCCTAGATTACGCGCATTACGTTCAGCATTTTGCGAATCAATAACAATGACCAAACGGGATTCTTGTGCCATTTTACTTTCCTCTAGGCAATAAAAAACCCACTCAATGAGTGGGTAGTTCTTTTTAAGTTAAATATAATTACCAAGCAGGGTAGTTAAACCAATTTTAAAAAGCACCCTAGGGTGCTTTTTATACAAGATATTATTTATTCTCATGGTAACGAAGAATACTAGCTACTTTTTGAAATAAGTAGCCTGCAAGGAATCCATTAAATATAATTCCGATTCCTGTTGCTATCATAACTCCAGACCAAACCGTTTCTTTACCATAGTAAGAAGCTACTTCAATTCGACCAAATGCAAGAATAAATAAAAAACCTGCGATAAAGCCGAGAGCTATTAACACCCACCCGATAGCATTACAAACTTCACTTTCTCTCATTGGTTTATATTGTGGTGCACTCATCTTAATCTACCTTGTTAAAGTTCTTCAAAACTTTGTAAGTAATATCTTGATTAGTGGCATCAATTACTTCCAATAAAGCACCTTTATAACCTATTTGCTTAGATTGGCTTAAATCATATTCAACATCATTATTGAATGCAGGACGTGCTTGATTACTTGAGAATTCACGGTACCCGACATTAATTTTATTTCCAAATTTTCCACTATAAATTAATGTTTGTTGGAAGGAATTATCTGATGCAATTGCTACTGTCGTCATAGTAGCTTGATGTTTATCAGTACAGTTTTTTGCATTAAATACTGTTACTACACAGAGCTTACCTTCAGTATCTAACATAACTACTTTAAATGGGTCAGCTAAAGGGTTTTTCTGAACCATCCCCCCACCACTGACAGTGTTGAATGGCTGAAAATATTGCCCTTTTTCATTTTTGCCTGTTTTTAAGTAAATGCCTGAAGTAAGTGAATAAGCAAAACTAATTTTAATATTTTCAGGGACGTTTAGAACTTCACGATCAACCACCATTCCCTGTTCAAGCATTTGATCCCCTACAAATGCTTTATTAACTGATCCAATTGGCGGTTTGCTTATATTTTTAGGTATAGCTTGATAATTATAGGCTGGAGTAGCGCACCCCACCAACCCAAGACCAATTAAACCCGCAGCCAATATTTTTTTCATGAATTTCACCGTTTGTTATAAAGTGTACTAACTTTAACAAACTGGTTACTAAATGTCACATAAAGGAAAACCACCCGAAGGTGGTCTTTTAAATCAGGCTATGCATGTAAAAGTTTTTCAGCACCAGCAGCCAAGAAAGCCGATCGAGTAGTATATCTCTTACCTTTACCTACATTCTCATCAATTTTACGAATCAAACGGCTTGGTAAAGTAACATTGATTTTTTCTGGTTTACCCAGATAACGACTAACATCAACTTCGGTAACCGCCCAGATCATTCCTTTATATTCAGGATCATCGACAAATTTAACTAGTTCGGAAGCTAATGGGATTTCCTCACCATCTTCAGCCAATATTTCTAAATGGCCTGAAATAGCTTCTTTAACATTCTCAATAGCTTCTTCAAGTGTGTCACCAGCACTAAAACAACCTGGAATATCAGGAACAGTGACACCAAATGCCTCAGTATCTGATCCTCGTTCAATTGCAATTGGATATAACATCTCAACACTCCATGCCCTTGGCATAAACATATCGCCCACTGCGTTATGATTAGTTGTAAGGGATATAGTATTTAAAGTCGGGAAACAGCGGGTCAATTTAGCCCCGCTTGTTTCAAAATGCTTTTAACAGTTCCGTTTGGTAAATCCTTTTTAGGATGTGGGATTGTAACTACCCCCTTTTTGGTTGGGTGTTTAAAGTGATGATGACTTCCTGAAACCCTAACCTCATACCAACCATCTGCTTCAATCATTTTGATTAAATCCAGACTTTTCACACCAATCCCTTATTAACTTGATGAGATAATAATAACCCTAGAGTTATTATATGTAAATAACTCTAGGGTTACTTTTTTGAGGACTTGGAATTTATTTTTTTATGGGCTTCATCTAAAAACAAGTTATCCAATGCAAAAATACAGTCATTAAAGATATGAGCAGCTACTGGTAAATCATTATGCTCTGCATAGACATTGATTGCCTGCTGATCTAAAGATAACGGAATACCCTGCTCATACCGTCTGGATCTGGCAATAGTGCTAAATGCCGAAAGAATAGAGTCAGCCGCATAAGAATATTCTGGCGGATCCGGAATGTGGCCACCTAAGAATTTGATTTGTTCGATTTCGTGCGGCGTTTTCGACGCATACGTTTTTTGGTATTTGTAGAGATCGATGACTTTCCCAGAATTAAAGCCTTGTCCTTGTCTGCGTCTTCCTGAATCTTCTGGGCCTGTTCTTTAATGAATAGCCAGATTGAAATACCAATATCACCAAGATTAAGAAGCTTTGAGGCATTCTCAGTTGTATACGGTTTTTCGGTCTCAACAGTTTTACCATCCACGATTTCGGCAAATACCACACCCTTCCAGTCTTCAATTAAATGGGCAGCACATGCATCCATTAACAACTCGTGATAAAGCTTGCCATCTTCATCTTTTACCATTACATCGTAGCCTTTAGACGAGATCTGGTTACCTGCTCGTTCAATAGCTACCTGAAAGGGTTTATAGGCAATACCACGGACTTTGAACTCAGCCTGTACCTGTCCATCAGAATCCTTATATTCACACCATTTTGATACATCCGAGCTTTTAATAATTCCGACTTTTAAAGCCATAACAACCTCTAATTTTTAGAAATAAAAAAGCCCATGGGTTTCCATAGGCTTTGTAACTGAATAAGCTGATTACACAAGAGCTCGTACAATCGTTGGACTGGTACGCACTTGGGCAAAATTGATATCTATTGTAATGATGTCATCACCGCCGCCATCCGGGTGATTAGCTTCCTTAACTTCAAGTTGTGGGAAGTTAAACGAGTACTTACTGCCTTTGGTATCTGTAATATCGAAGGTCAATGTAAATACATCACGGGTTTTAATAGCATCAATCCATGCGGCAGATGTTGCCGAGAACATGAAATTAGCATTAACGCTAATATCCATCATTTTCTCTAAGTAGAACTCAGGCGTGTATTTGCCTGAACCAATACAACGGATTGCTTCCAGATTATTACTAAAGTTGATAGTGAGTGTCTGCAGACAAGCTTTACCCTGAATTGATTGGCCATTAATAAGTAGCTTTTCAACGTTTGGCATACTCACCAGTGGGCGAGTCGATGCTGGAATAGGATTGGTAACAGGGTTGACCTGCTGTCGTGTAAATGAGCTACCTACTAAACCAAAGTTACCAGTGATTTTGCCTGTGGTCTGTATTGTCATTTCACCTGTATTCACTTGAATACCACGATAAATAAAGACTTGACCAATATCTTCAAAGACTTTTACCAAGGTAAGAGACTTACGGACTCCACCACCAAAACTTAAAGCATTTGCAGCCCAGTTATTGAAAGCGAGAACATTTAAGAATAAATCAAAGGTACCTAGCGATAATTCAAATTCTAACTGACCAGTTACTTCAGCTTCCGTTACTACAGCACCTTGGCGAAAACGTGAATCAACTACTTCACTGCTATCTTCAGTAGTAACATTTTCGGTCAAACTATCAGTAACACGGCGTACTGTGTACCAGATCGGGTTTGCCGGAGTTGTACCTAAAACTGCTTCTTCACAAGCATATAATCGAATTTTTGCGCCTGAACTCATTTATGGTTCTCCAAAATTTAGGCAATAAAAAACCCGCTGTTTAAGCGGGTTATTAAAGTGTTTCGTCTGTTTCTGAGATTTCTGGCGGTTCCACGCCATTCATGGCTGCAGCAACTGCCTGAGATAAGTTAGTCGGCTGGAAATCCACTGGTGTTTCACTCAACGGCTCTTCAGGCTCTGGTTCAGGTTCTTCATGCAGACGGATATCAATCCAGCGGCCTTCTGGAATATCGAGCGGATTTTCGAGATCAGCTACAATGGCTGCCTTTTCCACATCAAACTTACGTTTATAAGTTTTAATAGAAAGATCACCATTTTCTAAGGTTGAATATTCAACTGCTACTACCGTATTACCATTGGCATCCTTAGGTACTTCGATGTACCAGCCTTCCTGAGCAAAACCTAATGAGCCTTTCACTAAGTAATCACCAGTACCCAACTTATCGAAAGTGATTGGTTGCTTAGCTGCATCGTTATTTAGCTCAATATGACTTTGGAAAAGCTTAACGACTGGCGAAGCGGCTTTAATAAAGCCTGAACCATCCACGGTTGTATTGTGTTCACCTCTTAGTGCATACCATGGTGAATAAGAACCTTGGTAACTATGTCGCCTAAATCCGATATAAGTAGACGAAGTTCCAACACTGATTTGTGCCGCATGTTCGCTTGCACTGGCAATGTTTAGTCCAAGAATATACTGTGCAAAAATACCGGGATAATCTCCTGCAGCCGAAGCATTTGCCCCAGTACTCTGTAAACCGATAAAACTACCTCGGGAATCTAAGGTTGATAACGCGACATTGGTCAGTGCAAAGTTAGCGGCAAAACCATTATTCACGATACGCTGGTATTCTGCGCTACTGGCATCCAGTAATCGCTTCCATGGCGTCCAGTTGGTTAAATCTGAGGTAGAGCGAAACCAGATCCGGCCGCTTGATGCGGAAATATACACCTGATTACGGTAATTATTAGTTCCAGCAACGTTCAATACTAACAATGACCCTACAACACCAGCCTCTGGAAAGTTTAAAGCAAGAGTTGCACTGGCAAATGTGTCATTGCCATAGAACCCCACGGTGGTCATATTATTGAGATCATTTCCATTAACATCAGTATTCCGTAGCGGCTTTCCTAAACCAAAATCGCCTACACGGAGTACCCGTCCAATCGTATCATCGGAAAATGAAGTCGTTAGGTTTGCAGCTGCAGCCGTTCCAGCCCCCTGAACTTGTGAAAGCTGTGGGCTTAAGTTTGGAATACCCGAAGCAAAAGGCAACATGAACTGCCGTTTACCCTGCGAAGCGTTATAAGGGAACGGCCGATGATCCCAATTAAATTTAAATACAAGATTTGCCATTATGCTGTCACCCCATCAATTACTTGGAAAATCAAAGTATCTGTATGCTGGGTAACTCCATTCACGACAGCCTTAATATCCATCTGACACAAACCTAAAGGCCAAGCTGCTGTGCTTGCACCTGATTTAACGTTAAGCCATCCCTTCTGTGTACTTTGATTTAATGCAGCACAAGTCAAGGTAGCCACAGCTGCTCCATCAGCCAAAGCTTTAATCTGTGAAGTAAAGGTATAACCCGTCAGATCAATTGCACGGCGAACATCATCCGGTGGATACTGCAGGGTTTCATCCATATCAACCAGCTGCAAGTTCAAGTTGAATGTGTCACCACGCTTAAAAACAAAATTGCTCATAAGTGATTCCTATAGACATAAAAAAACCACCGATGAGGTGGTAGTAGAAAGACGTAAAAAACTGCTTCTTAGCGGTCATTTAATTAAAGTAATTTAAGGTTTGTAATCTAAATCAACACTTACTCCAGTAACAACGTTATGTTTAGGCCCTCCGAGACAATCAACATTAGCCAAGCGTATATTCACATCGGAAACACATAGCTTATTTTCGCTTTGCCACTTCTTCAGTTCAACAGCCATAACATCTTCAAGATGTCTTTCCAGCTCTTGCCGTTTAATTTCGATTTCTTCTAAAGTCAGCATACATGACATATCAATTCACCTTGTACCCAATGCTCACATTATACTGAATGAAATCAGCATCTTTACCCGCATAGATGGATTGACCATTCAAACATTCTAAGTGTTCGATTGTGAAATATTCAAAATGGGCAAGTAATGCATCACTCAATTTTGTGATTTCAATTATTCCTGAATTGGGACGTGCAAAGCATTGAATCATGATATTACCGGTACGGCGAGTACATGGCTTATCTGCAATGCCAGAAGTAAAACTGGGACCACCTGCAATCGTTAAGCAGCACCAAACACCATCTTTAGGTACATTAAAGCCTGGTAAATTTGGATACTGGATTCTGTCTTGCGTAATACCGGTAAAAGCTTGCATACGATCGATAATAGCTTGCCTTGTCTGCTCTAAAGTCATTGC